AAATATAATAAAAATAAAGGTAGTACAAATATTTTTAATATGTTTTTAATTTTAAAAATTAAAAATATTATAAAAACACTTACCACGATACTTACCCTTTTTGTATCTTTGCAAAAAATTATCGGATTATGTTTTTCTATCTCAAAGAGCCTAACGGCGACAAAGATACAATAGTTATCATTCAGTATTACATAGCTGATGAAAAAAAATTGTTTAAGTACTCCACTGGTGAATGTATCAACCCTAACGATTGGGACTTTAACGCTCGTATGCCAAAGAGCAGGAAGGGGGCTGACGGTGTAAGGTTGCGAAAGATAGCCACGCATATTATGCAGTACAACGACTTCCTTGTTACACTCATTGATAATTACAAATTGAATGGTGAGAAGATAACAAGAGAAAAATTAAAGAACGCTTTTGACGCTAAATTTAAACCTGAAAGGGTAACTAATGGATTTGAGTACTTCATAGATTTTGCAAGTGATTTCGTTTCTTCTATTAAGGGAACGATTAATAAGAATACTGGCAAGGAATATAGTAAGGCTCGTGTTTATATTTACAACCAATCACGTAATGCTTTGGTTAATTTTGAAAATTACTCTAACAAACGAATTAAAATTGATGAGTATAACGCTCAACTGAATGATGAGTTTGTAGCGTTTTGTATGAACGAAAAGAAGTACTCAGCTAATACGATAGGTGAATTAGTTTCGGGCATTAAGGTTCTTTTGAGAAAGGCAAAAGAAAAGGGGTATACAATCGCTAACGATTTAGACAACTTCACAAAAACAAAGGAGGAAAGTATATCGGTAGCACTGTCAGAGACAGAAATTGAAAAGTTGGTTGCGTTTGATTTTTCTAATGATGAAAAATTAGAGAATGCGCGTGATTTAATGATTTTAGGACTTTGGACGGGGTTACGGGTGTCAGATGTTATGGCATTGCCAACAATTGACCCTGATAGTAAGTTTATTGAGGTTGAGCCTCAGAAAACACGTAATACATCGGGGGCAAAGGTTGTAATACCGCTTCATCATCATATTAAAGAGATGATAAGAAAGCGAGGAATGCCTATGCCTTTGAAAAAAGTAACCTTTAACAAAATAATTAAGGAGGTGTGTAGATTAGTAGGATTTAATGATGTAGTGGAAGGCACTTTAATGAACCCAAAAACGAGGCGCAAGGAGCGCGGGGTATTTAAAAAGTGGCAATTAATAAGTTCGCACACTTGCAGGCGTTCATTTGCGACGAATTTATATCTGATGAATTTTCCTACACTTTCGATAATGAAGATAACAGGACACACAACGGAGGCGAGTTTTTTAAAATACATAAAAGTAACGCCAAAAGAGCACGCTGAAAAGTTATTAGCACACTGGGAGGCGTATTATAAGGACAAAGAAAAAGCACCTAATTAGGTGCTTTTTTGTTGAAAGTAAATAACTAAACATAATCCTACAAGGAAAAAACACGCCTTAAAAAAGCGTGTTTTTTTAGTAATAACTTTAAATATAACAAAAAAAATGAAAACTCAGAATTAAGCACGCTAAAAATAGCGTGCTTTTAATGAAAAACAATTATTTAAGACAGCAAACAATCTACTTTGCAAAAGTAGAAAATACTTACATAAGTGATTGCTAATATATATTAGCAACGATATACTACAATTGTGGGGTACTTTTGCAGTATGGAAATTCGTTTTGATATATACGACAATCAAATTACTGCTTCACAGATTGACACTGAAAAGGGCGTTATCTATGGAGTAGCGTTGGCAAATCGTGGAATGAATAAGAATAATTATTATTTTTCTGATAGATTTCTGAATGAATTAAAAGAGTTTGGAAATAAGAATGAAAAGATAAAAGCACGATTTGAGCATCCTGATTTTGGTACATCTGCATTAGGTTCGTTGATAGGGTGGTTTAAAAATTTTAGGATTGAAAAAGATAATTTGTTTGGAGATTTGTTTATAGCCGATGTAGCTAAAAAAACAATGGTAATGGGACGAGGTATTTCCATTGCTGATTATATCATTTCAATGGCAATCGAGTGCCCTGATATGTTTGGTAACTCCATCTTTGTGTTTGCTGATGAGATAATCGAAAAAGATGATAAAGGGGAGGATGTTGTAGGTTTAAAATTGGATTCGTGGATAGCCTCAGATTTGGTGGATGTGCCTGCTGCTACGAATGGATTGTTTTTTTCACAAAAAGAGAAACGTAAAAAGTTTTATTATATGAATATTTTAGAAAGAGTAAAAAAGGCGTTTGACTTTTCAATAAGTAAGGCTTTCGACTTGGATTTGACTCTTGCAAACGGTGATATTATTACTGTTGTAACAGAGAGCGAAAAGCCACAAGTAGGCGACAAGGTGAAGCAAAAGACTGATGGAGGCGAGGATGCCGAAAAACCACTTGCCGATGGTGAGTATGTTTTGAAAGATGAGAGCACGCTGGTTGTAGAAGGCGGGGCTATTAAAGAAATTAAGGAAAAGGCGAGCGAGCCTAATCCTGACGATGGCAACCAAGAAGAGTTTGCCAAACAAGTCGCTGAATGCTTTGGATTGGTAGCTGAAAAGATTGAACAATTGACAAGTGAATTTGCTAAGATAAAATCGACACAAAGTAGATTTTCAGTAGAAGACAAGGGGGCAACAAGTAATGAGCATTCTGTAAGTAGAGACGGCTTGGATATGGACAAAATTCGTAAACGTTTGGGTCGTATCAAGTAATTTTAACTATAAGAGAAATAAAATATGGCAAATACAGCATTTAAAGAGTTTCTTAAAGAAGCTGAAAGAAACAAGGAGTACATCAAGAGAATTAAGGATTTGTTAGAAGAGGGGCAATTTGGGTTACTTCCTTTGCAACAAATCTTTACTATTCGTGAGGGTATTGTGAAAGGTACTGAGTTTGGATATTATGCGCCAGTATCGAATGTAACTCACTTAGACGAAGGATGCGGCAAGCCTTCTAAGTCGCTTGACACACAAGTGCGTACTGGTTGGTTTGACCCAGTTCCGTTAAAGGTAAACGTTTCAGATTGTTATTCAACATTGGAAAAGACATTCGATGCTTGGGTTTCTAAAACTGGAGCAGACCGTTTTAACATCGACGACTCAGATTATGTGGCGTTTTTGGTTTCACTAATCGAGGGTGCTGTTTTGAATGACTTCCACAGATTTGTTTTCTTTGGAGACAAGAACCATTCGACAGTAGGTAGCGGTAGTGGTACACAGGTGCTTAAAGCGGGATTGGACAAGGCCAACTTTAATGTATTTAATGGTGTATATTCTCAGTTTGAGAAAATGATAGCTTCTGCGCCTGATAAAAAAATTGTTGTTGCTGAAAACGCTAAGAATAGTTATGCAGAACAAAGAGAGCTAAAAGAAGATTCTGCTTATAATACTCTTTGTAAAATGCAAGATACGGCAGATTTCAAATCAGGGGCTTCGAGAATGTTTTTGATTACAAAAAGCTATGCAACCAACTTAACACGTTTTATGCGTAAAGAGTTCCGCAATGAGCAATCATTTAAAATGGTCGAGGGCGGTTATATGGTGGGAGAATTCGAAGGCGTACCTGTTGTTACCTCTGATTGGATAGACTATATGATACGCTCTAACTTTGACGACGGTACTAAGTGGCATAATCCACACCGAGCCTTGTTGTATGACAAAAATGAATGTCAAATTGCTATTGATAGTCTGGAAGCACTCAAAGACATAAGCATTGAGTACATAGGTGGTGACACAGAGAAGGTTTTCTTAAAGGGTACTTACCGTGCAGACTTCCAACGTGTGATTGGCAATACTGGTGTTATGGCGATTTAGTAATGATTAATGATAAATGGTTAATGTTTAGTTAGCCATTTATCATTAACAATTAAACATTAAAAGAGAAATTATGGCAGAATGTATTAATGCGTTAAGTAAAGATTTGACCTTTGATTGTAACGACAAAGTAAAGGGTATTGAGAAGCGTATTTTGCTCATCAATAGAGCCGATATTGATTTTGCGGCAACTACAATTGAGGCTGACAAAAACAAAATGAATACGCTGGTGCTGAAGAGCGGTAAAACTGGGTATTTCTTTGACAATTTCAAAGAAACACACATATCAGAGAGTATTAAACCAGAGATTTCAGATGATGATTTCAACGGTTACAAACACTCAATAGGTATTACAGTGTATGGCAAGAGTGCTGATGATTATGCGCAAATTGACCAATTTGTAAATGGGGCGCAATTGGTAGCTGTGATTGAGCACAAGGTAAAGGGCGCGAGCAGTTTTGATGTATTAGGCTATTTTGTAGGATTGGAGGTTACTGAGGGCGAGGGTCGCACTAATGGTGGGGCTTTCAAACTTACTATTGCAACGCCAGCGAACCAAAAGGAACCGAATGTGGCACTGAAGTGGCTTGAGACTGACTACGCAACCACTAAGAAAAAATTCGACAAAAAACTGGCAGCGTAATGAATTTTACAGAAGAAAGTTTAAATGAATTGCTCAATGGTGGGTATGAAAAGGCGGTGGGGGTGGATAAGAATACTTTCATCGCCTTTTATGCTTACTTATTTGACGACAACGACCCTTGTACGACTTGTGGCAATAAGTTGAGCGGGTACTGGAATAGGCTCGTGAATGAGGGCAATGAAAAATTACATAAAAAGTTAAAAGTTATGGCAAGAAAAGAACAAAACACACAAGATGAGTTGCAGAATGATTTGCAACCTAAAGAAGCAGTACAAGATAACGCTGAACAAAACACACAAGATGAGTTGCAGGAGGATAGTAATGAGCCTTGCAAATTCAGATTGCGCTCTGGCATTACTTCATTAGCGATTGATTTTGGTAGCAGTGAGTTGTTTAACAACGACACGCTAACGAATGATATTGCATTGCGTTACTTGAAAATTAACCCTAATAGGATTGCAAACTTTGATTTGTATCCTGATAACTGGGAGGCGTTGATTGGAGAATTAGCAAATTAATAAATTAGACGATGACAAGGCTAAAAGCAGTAGAATTAGCAAAAGAGGAGAGACGTACGAATAGTGATAAGTTTAAGGGCTTTCCGTACTTGGCGAATGGAGTTGGCAATGATTACCCGACAATCATAGAGCAGTTGGTGGCAGGTTCGCCCACTGCTCGTGCTTGTGCGGGTGTAATTGCTGACTTTATCTATGGGCGTGGCTTTGCATTGGAAATTGAAAAAAGAGAGCAAGCAAGGTCGCAAGGGGTCAGATTTAGAAAAGAAGAGTTGTTTGTGAATGATAAGAGGGAGACTCCTAACGACTTGCTTAAGAAAGTAGCCAGAAGTATTGCAATACATAAGGGCGCATTCGTACACGTGAATTACAACGGATTCTATGAGAAGAAAAGCGTGCAAGTGTTGCCTTACAAGAATTGCAGATTAGGTGCAAAAGACAGTAACGACTACAGAGGTAAGGTGCTTATATATAACGATTGGGATAAACTTACAAACTACAAGGATAGAGATGAGAATTTAGTTGCTATTGACCGATACGACCCTCGACCTGATGTTATAGAAGCACAAGTAGCTAAGGCAGGAGGTTGGGAAAAGTACAAGGGGCAAGTATTTTTCTTAAACCTTGATAGGAATGATACCTACCCGCTGGCGTGGGCTGATGTAGTGTTGCGTGATTGTGAGAGTGAAAGGTTATCGAGTGTATTCACAAGGAATGGCTTTAAAAAAGGCTTTTTCGGCACTTATGCTGTTGTTACTGCGCCAATGGAAAGCGATGATGATAGACAAGAGTTCAGAGATGAATTGAAAAAGAGCATAGGTGTAGAAGCCGAGCAATCCGTATTTCACTTTGAAACGGAAATGCAGGGCGATAAGTTGGAGAACAACATACTGATAAAACCTATAGAGAGCAATATCAAGGCTGATATGTTTCAGTATGCTGACCAAAAAACGGCTAACAATATACGCAAGTCGTATGGCAATATCCCGCCCGTACTCATTGACTATGTAGAGGGGAAGTTGGGTAACACTTCTGGGGAAAGTTTGAAAGAGGCACGTATCTTTATGCAGGAGCAAATGCAGGAGGAAAGGCAAGATGTACAAGAGATGTTCGAGGAACTCTTTGACGGCTTTGTAAGAGATATTTCGGCAAATGGACTTTTTGAAATTAGCAAATTAGTATGAGATTATTAGTTAATAAACAAGAGTGCAGCAAGTATTTGAGTGTTTCACTTTTTCGTAAAGAGGAAGAGTTTAACCGCTTTATAAGGGAGGCGCAAATGTTTGACTTGAAAGGGCTGGTTTGTGAGAGTTTTTTTCAAGATTTGACAAGCGAAACGCCCGTGAGAGATTACACGTTATTGCTTGAGGGGGGGAGTTATACCTTTGAGGGCAAAAAGTACGAATTTGCAGGACTTAAAGCCGTATTATCATACTTTGCATACGCCCGTTATGTATTCGTTGGACATCAGGTAGATACGCCGATGGGTATTAAGGTGAAAGAAAATCAAGACGGTGAAACGATTAGCCAAACTGAAAGGCGCGATGTACGCACGATGTATAAACAACAAGCGGACTTGCTATGGCAAGATTGCGAGCATTACCTTAATAGGAATAAAGCACTATTCCCTGAATATAGATGTAATAGTGGGTGCGGTGATAGCAACCGAATTAATAAACATAGAATGAGAATGCAATTGATATGAAGTGTATAGAGAACATAAAAGATATAGCGTTAGATTGCCAATATAGACCTACAAAGGGGCTCAAGCATAGAGTGATGGTGATACCTTATAAGGATATTGATAGGCGATATACAGCAATGAATGAGGATAAGAGTGTTATTACTCATTTTCAGTTGTATCCTACTAAGAGAGGGTATTTGTTTGAACTCTCAAACGCTTTTAAAGTGAATGGTTCGCAAAAGTTAAGCGGCGGATTTGTACACGAGTTATCTATAAAGATAGACAAGGCAAATAGCGATAATATTGCCACGATGAATGCATTAACAAAAGGAACTTATGTACTTGTTGTTGAGACGATGAGCAACACGTTTGAAATATTAGGCTATGAGGCTGGTGTAGTGGTGAGTTCTATACAAAGAGACTATGCGGGGAATGTAATAGGGCTAACATTCACAACTCCCAGCGATGTGAAAGAATTACGAATGATAGCGTTGTGGGGAGATGGCGACTATATTGCGATGAGTAGGAAGGTTGAAAGAAAGATGTTTGTAGGAAAGAATTTAATACTTAATTCAAAACCGAGAATAACACAATCTTTTTCAGTATATGGGTGGGTGAAATCTTATAATTTATCTCAGAAGTTAGAAATAGGGGCTACTTATATATTAACCTTTAAAAATTATAAGAAAGAAGATCCATATTTCTTTTTATGGTTAGGGAGTTGGGATACAGCACAAGAAATTAAAGCAGGGGTCGCTTTTACAGCAAAAATAGAATATACTTTGTTGTTTACTCATACAAAAACAGTTCCTTTTGAATGTGATTTTGAGTTATTAAAATTAGAGAAGGGCAACACCCCTACTGATTGGTGTCCTGCTGATGAAGATTAAACAAAAAGAACTATGAATAATTTTAAACGAAACTTAATAGGTAAGGACAAATTGCTGCATTCAAAGGTAGGCAATTGTATGTTAGTGCTATTTTTTGCACTGTTTTTTAAATTTTGGAGCGTTGATACTGCTTTTGTTTTAGCGTTAGCCGCTGTATTATTGGCGGGGCTTGCGAAAGAGTTGTACGATAAGTACATCAAACGCACGTTTATAGACTGGTGGGATATAGTAGCGAGTGTAACACCTTACCCTATTGTGAAACGTATAAACAGGAATACTAATGGATAAGTTTATAAAGTGGCTACTCAAAGCCAAGATAAAGATAGCGATATGGGCAACGCCTTTGGTATTGCTTTTCTACTTTGATGATAAGATACATCTAAGAGATAGGGTGTATTACTTTTTTGTTGTGTTTTTTAAGAGTGTGCCGTTATTGCTATTGTACGCCTACTTCTCATCGGATAAGGAGCAGAATGCTATTTTTTACGCGGGTATATCGGTAGTGCTAATGCTTGATATGATAGCTGGTGCTTGGTATCACTTTAAGAAGGGAGATTTTGATTTTGTAGAACTTCTTAAAGGCACGATTTTTAAAATGGCAATCATAGCAATAGCCTTTATATCTCTATCAATACTGAATATACCTTTGAGCAGGACAGATGTAGGTAGGGCGTTTGAAATTACAATACAGATGATTTCATTATTATACCCAGTGAAAGATATAGCGAAAAATCTTTTTGTACTTTCAAATGGTAAATTTCCTCCTGAGTTCTTTATGAAAGCACTCTATAACTATGAGAAGAGTGGAAAATTGAGAGAATTTTACGAAAAAGTAAATAATGGGATTACTCCTAACGAATTAGATAACGATAAAACAGACGAATAACAATGACACCTAAAGAATTTATAAAGCAGTACAAACCCTTTGCACTTGAGACAGAGCGCAAAACGGGTATTTCTCATCTTTTTACGTTGGCACAAGCCGCGTTAGAAAGCGGTTGGGGTGAACGTACATTTGGCAATATGCTTTTTGGAATAAAAGCAAGACCTGAAACACCTGCCGATAAAAAACAATTGTTGCGTACTACTGAAGTGTTATCGAGTGCAAATGCTGTATTTCCTAAGATAATCAGCATTAAGAAGCGAGCAGATGGCAAATACACTTATACCGTGTTAGACTGGTTTAGGAAGTATGAAACTCAAGAGGAATGCTTTACCGACCACGCACAATTCTTCTTCAGGAACAAACGATACGCTAAGGCGTTGGAGGTAAAAGCAGACCCGTATAAGTTTGCTGAGGAAGTAGCCAAAGCGGGCTATGCAACCGCTCCTGATTATGCAAACAGTTTAAAGAAAATTATCAAAATGTTAGAGAGTTATGAGTAGAATAGTAATGTTATTATTAGCGTTTCTCACCTTGATAGGCTGCAGAACTCGCAAAGAGGTAGCCAATACAGAGCAAAAGCAAGTCCAAAAAGAGCGTATTATAAAGTACAAGGATAGTACGGCTCTTTTTCAACAAAATACTCAAACCTTGCAACTCGATACACACGCCTTACAAGAGTACGAGGTAACAGTAGAGAGCGATAAGGATAGTATAGGCAACAGCAAAGAGTTAGTGTATTATCGCATTCGCGACGGCGATAATGAAACTATAAGGGTAAGTGGTGGAAAGGTGAAGATTACGACTAAAAACAGCCTATCTAATAGCCAAATAGTGGCGAATACTACCCTTGATAATATAACTAAGGATAACACTTATTTTATAGCGCAAAGACACTCGGAAACGGCTTTTTCTCATAAAACAAAAGAAGTGAATAGTGTTATGAGTTACTGGTGGTTATGGTTTATAATACTACTTGGGGTATGGTTGTGTTGGCGATATAGGAAGTGTTTATTTTCTTTATATTAATATTGTTGGTTTTATGTAGAAAAGCCCCGTACGTGATTGTACGGGGCTTTTTTTGTTATTTTACCAATCATCATTTTTTGTTTGATGTCCACTACCATTTAAAGCATCTTTTAATTTTATTATTTGTGCATTATAGTAGGTTTCTATATCATCTTTAAGTTGTACTTGTCTCAACTTGTTGTCCTTTTCATCATAAATAGGAAAACCTCCCCACTTACTACCTTTAAATGTAACCTTTGTATCTCTATTTTCTTTTGGGTGTATATCTTGATTTACGACTTCATATTTTACCTTACCATCTTTGAATGATAGTTGTACAGTAATGAGAGCATTAGCTTGTAGATTTACGAAACTATTTTTTATTGTTCCGAAATTAGGTATAAATGTCTCCCATTTGATGTACTCATCTTTTACATCTCCCTTAATAACCTCTTTAGGATTCTTGTACATTATATTGATGTACTTAATAGCGTTATTATACAATTCGCTGGCTGTTTTACCTTGTACTTCAATAACGACAAAGTCTTTTCCTGATGTTTTTTCTTTAAGTCCGTCAGGGGTAACTTCAAATTCTTGTGCATTTGCGAACGCTACTGAAAGAATTGCGAGTACTGAAAATAATAATTTTTTCATTGGTCTATTTATTTAAA